GCCATCGCTGACCAGGCAAAACCCGTGACCGTTGTTGTGCGTGTGCCGCAGGGTGAAACGGAAGAAGAAACCACGACCAATATCATCGGCGCAGTGACCGCTGAAGGTAAAAAAACAGGCATGAAAGCCCTGTTATCTGCCCAGTCACAGCTTGGCGTTAAACCGCGCATTCTCGGCGTGCCAGGCCACGACACCAAGGCGGTAGCTACTGAGTTGCTGAGCGTGGCGCAAAGCCTGCGTGGATTTGCTTACCTGTCAGCGTATGGCTGCAAGACGGTACAGGAGGCGATCACTTACCGTGAAAACTTCAGCCAGCGCGAAGGGATGCTGATCTGGCCTGACTTTACTGGCTGGGACACTGTGCTGAATGCCGAAGCAACGGCATATGCCACCGCCCGTGCGCTTGGTCTGCGCGCCAAAATTGACGAGCAGACCGGATGGCACAAAAGCCTGTCCAACGTGGGCGTGAACGGTGTCACCGGAATTTCTGCTGATGTGTTCTGGGATCTGCAGGACCCGGCAACCGATGCGGGACTGCTGAACCAGAACGACGTCACCACGCTTGTGCGTAAAGACGGTTTCCGCTTCTGGGGTTCCCGCTGCCTGAGTGATGACCCGCTCTTTGCCTTCGAAAACTACACCCGCACGGCGCAGGTGCTGACGGACACGATGGCAGAAGCGCACATGTGGGCGGTGGATAAACCGCTGAATCCGTCGCTGGCCCGCGACATTATCGAGGGTATCCGCGCCAAAATGCGCAGCCTGGTCAGTCAGGGCTATCTCATTGGTGGTGATTGCTGGCTGGATGAGTCGGTGAACGACAAAGACACGCTGAAAGCCGGAAAACTCACCATCGACTACGACTACACGCCAGTGCCGCCACTTGAAAACCTGATGCTGCGTCAGCGCATCACCGATCAGTACCTGGTGAATTTCTCCAGCCAGGTCAGCGCGTAAGGGGACAACATGGCTTTACCACGCAAATTAAAACACCTGAACCTGTTTAATGACGGGAACAACTGGCAGGGGATCGTTGAGTCGCTGACGCTGCCGAAATTTACCCGCAAATATGAGAAGTATCGCGGCGGCGGAATGCCGGGTGCAGTGGATGTGGATCTGGGGCTGGATGACGGCGCACTGGATACGGAATTTTCCATTGGTGGTACTGAGCTGCTGCTGTTTAAGCAGATGGGCAAAGCCACGGTGGATGGCATCCAGCTGCGCTTTACCGGCTCTATTCAGCGTGATGATACCGGGGAAGTGCAGGCCGTGGAGCTTGTGGTGCGTGGACGTCACAAAGAAGTGGATTCCGGCGAGTGGAAGACGGGCGAAAGCAACACCACCAAAGTGACCAGTACCAACAGCTACGCGAAGCTGACCATCAATGGTGAGGTGCTCTATGAAGTGGACCTGATCAACATGGTGGAAATTGTGGACGGTGTGGACCTGATGGAAGCGCACCGTAACGCCCTCGGCCTCTGATGTATCTGAACGGCGTGGGATACCGCGCCAGAACCCAATTTACAGGACAGCAAAATGAGCGATAAGAAGACTGAAAAGACCATTCAACTGGATACTCCCATCAAGCGCGGAAAAACGGAAATCACCGAAATTGTGCTGCGTAAACCGCAGTCCGGTGCGCTGCGCGGTACACGCCTGCAGGCCATTATGGATATGGATGTGAACGCGATGATGACCGTGATCCCCCGCATCTCCAGCCCGGCACTGACTGCACAGGAAATTGCAGAGATGGACCCGGCAGATCTCACTGCCATGTCGGTTGAGGTTGTCACTTTTTTGTTGAAGAAGTCGGTGCTTGCCGGTTTACCGACAGCCTGACGGTTGACGATCTGGTGGCAGATATCGCCACCATTTTTCACTGGCCGCCATCCGTTACTGACGTTATGCCGCTGACCGAAGTGCTGGAATGGCGGTATAAAGCGATTCAGAGAAGCGGGGCCAACGATGAGTGATAACAACCTGCGTCTGCAGGTCATTCTTAATGCGGTTGACAAGCTCACCCGCCCATTTCGATCTGCGCAGGCCAGTTCAAGAGAACTGGCTGCTGCTGTCAAAAAATCCCGCGATGCAATAAAGCAGCTTGATCAGGCCGGGAGCAGTCTGGACAGCTTCCGAAAGCTGCAGGCAGAAAATCAGAAATTAGGCGACAGGCTGAACTATGCCCGCCAGCGTGCAAATTTGCTCAGTCAGGAACTGGGAGCGATGGGGCCGCCTTCGCAACGTCAGGTTGTTGCTCTGGGCCGTCAACGGCTGGCTGTTCAGCGCCTGGAAGAACGCCAGAAAAAGCTGCAGCAGCAGACGGCGCTTGTGCGTGCTGAACTGTACCGGGCGGGAATTTCTGCGAAAGATGATGCGGGAGCAACTGCCCGTTTAGCCCGTGAAACATCACGTTATAACCAGGAACTGTCGAAACAGGAGGCGCGGCTGAAGCGACTGGGGGAAGCTCAGCGCAGGATGAATGTGGCGCGTGCCAGTTATGCCCGTTCGCTGGAGGTGCGCGATCGCATCGCAGGAGCCGGAGCCACCACCACGGCGGCAGGGCTGGCAATGGGGACGCCAGTGATGGCGGCAGTAAAAAGCTATACCAGCATGGAAGATGCCATGAAAGGTGTGGCAAAGCAGGTCAATGGTCTGCGTGACGATAATGGCAACCGCACTGCACGTTTTTATGAAATGCAGGATGCCATCAAGGCTGCCAGCGAACAGTTGCCGATGGAAAACGGTGCGGTAGACTTCGCTGCACTGGTTGAAGGTGGTGCGCGCATGAACGTCGCAAACCCTGACGACAGCTGGGAAGACCAGAAACGTGACCTGCTGGCCTTCGCCAGTACGGCAGCAAAGGCGGCAACAGCCTTTGAGCTGCCAGCGGATGAACTGTCAGAAAGTCTGGGGAAAATCGCCCAGCTCTACAAAATCCCTACCCGCAATATTGAACAGCTCGGTGATGCGCTGAACTATCTGGATGATAACGCCATGTCGAAAGGGGCAGACATTATTGATGTCATGCAACGTCTGGGCGGTGTGGCTGACCGTCTGGATTATCGTAAAGCGGCGGCGCTGGGTTCCACCTTTCTGACACTGGGCGCTGCGCCGGAGGTTGCAGCCAGTGCAGCAAACGCGATAGTGCGTGAATTGTCCATTGCCACCATGCAAAGCAAGAGTTTCTTTGAAGGGATGAATCTGCTGAAACTCAATCCTGAAGTTATTGAAAAGCAGATGACGAAGGATGCGATGGGAACTATCCAGCGTGTGCTGGAGAAGGTGAACGCACTGCCGCAGGACAAGCGTCTGTCTGCCATGACCATGTTGTTTGGTAAAGAGTTTGGCGATGACGCGGCGAAACTGGCAAACAACCTGCCGGAACTGCAGCGCCAGCTAAAACTGACAGCGGGCAATGATGCGCTCGGCTCCATGCAGAAAGAATCCGACATTAACAAGGACTCACTTTCTGCGCAGTGGTTGCTGGTCAAAACCGGAGCGCAGAACACCTTCAGCAGCCTGGGCGAAACGCTGCGCCAGCCGCTGATGGATATTCTGTACATGGTGAAAAGCGTCACGGGAGCATCGCGTCGTTGGGTGGAAGCTAACCCGGAACTGACGGGCACACTGATGAAAGTAGCCGCTGTGGTGGCTGCCGTTACCGTGGGCCTCGGCACCTTAGCGGTGGCGCTGGCTGCAGTGCTGGGGCCGCTGGCAGTCATCCGTCTGGGGTTCTCTGTGCTGGGTATCAAAACGTTACCTTCCGTTACGGCAGCAGTAACCCGAACTAGCAGCGCGTTGTCCTGGCTGGCTGGCGCACCACTGGCACTGCTGCGACGCGGGCTTGCTTCATCGGGCAACGCTGCGGGTTTACTTACTGCGCCGTTGTCGTCTTTGCGCCGCACGGCATCACTGACGGGGAATGTCCTGAAAACTGTAGCAGGTGCGCCGGTTGCACTTTTGCGGTCTGGATTATCCGGTTTACGTGCTGTTGCTGTGATGTTTATGAATCCACTGGCAGCACTACGCGGTGGGCTGGCTGCCGCAGGCGCGGTGCTGCGTGTGCTCGCATCCGGCCCGCTGGCGATGTTGCGCATTGCCCTGTATGCCGTATCTGGTCTGTTAGGTGCTCTGCTCAGTCCGATAGGTCTTGTGGTTACTGCACTGGCGGGCGTGGCGCTGGTTGTCTGGAAATACTGGCAACCCATCACCGCATTTCTCGGTGGCGTGGTGGAAGGATTCAAAGCGGCGGCAGGTCCCATCAGTGCAGCATTCGAACCACTTAAGCCTGTGTTTCAGTGGATTGGCGACAAAGTGCAGGCGTTGTGGGGCTGGTTTACTGATCTGCTGACGCCCGTTAAGTCGACCTCTGCCGAACTGCAGAGCGCAGCGGCAATGGGGCGACGATTCGGGGAGGCACTGGCGGAAGGGCTGAATATGGTCATGCATCCGCTGGACTCCCTGAAATCCGGCGTTTCCTGGTTGCTGGAGAAACTCGGTATTGTCAGTAAAGAGGCTGCAAAGGCGAAACTGCCGGAAAGCGTGACGCGTCAGCAACCTGCGACGGTGAATGCAGACGGTAAAGTGATGATGCCATCAGGTGGTTTCCCATCATGGGGATATGGTTTTGCGGGGATGTATGACAGCGGTGGGTATATCCCGCGCGGGCAGTTTGGCATTGTCGGTGAAAACGGGCCTGAAATTGTCAACGGCCCGGCAAACGTGACCAGCCGGAGAAATACAGCTGCACTGGCTGCCGTTGTTGCCGGAATGATGGGTGTTGCTGCCGCGCCAGCAGAGCTTCCACCGTTGCACCCTTTGGCATTTCCCGCGAAAGGCGGTGAAGCGATGGTGAGTCGCGCAGCCACTGTGTCGCCCGTTCAACGGATTGAGGCACCGACGCAGATCATCATTCAGACGCAGCCAGGACAAAGTGTGCAGGATATTGCGCGGGAGGTGGCCCGCCAGCTTGATGAACGTGAACGCAGGCTGAAGGCAAAAGCCAGGAGTAACTACAGCGATCAGGGGGGATACGACGCATGATGATGGTGCTGGGATTGTACGTGTTTATGCTGCGCACTGTGCCGTATCAGGAACTGCTGTATCAACGCAGCTGGCGACATGCGGCAAACAGCCGGGTCAACCGACGTCCATCCACGCAGTTTCTGGGACCGGACAACGACATGCTGACGCTTTCTGGTGTTCTTATGCCGGAGATAACGGGCGGCAGACTGTCGTTGCTGGCTCTGGAGCAGATGGCAGAACAGGGAAAAGCATGGCCCCTGATTGAAGGCAGCGGCACGATTTACGGCATGTATGTGATTGAGGGACTGAATCAGACTAAAACGGAGTTTTTCCGCGATGGTATGCCGCGCCGGATTGAGTTCACCCTGTCGCTCAAACGGGTGGATGAATCCCTGTCCGATATGTTCGGTGATCTCAGTGCGCAGCTGAATAATTTGCAGGATACGGTAACGTCTGCCTTAAGCGATATCAGTAAAACGGTGGGAGGGCTGCTGTCGTGAATTTCAGCTCTGAACTGCTTAACAAAGGCAACAAAACTCCCGCATTCAGCATCAGTATTGAGGGGAAGGATATCACCACTGTGCTGGATAACCGCCTGATGAGTCTGACGCTGACGGACAATCGGGGCTTTGAAGCAGACCAGCTTGATTTGGAGCTGGACGACGCCGACGGAAAAATCGTGCTGCCGCGCCGTGGGGCTGTCATTACGCTGGCGTTGGGCTGGAAGGGGCAGCCGCTTTTCCCGAAAGGAGCATTCACGGTGGACGAGATTGAACACACTGGCGCACCGGACCGCCTGACTATCCGGGCGCGAAGTGCTGATTTTCGTGAAACCCTGAATACCCGCCGTGAAAAATCGTGGCACAAGACCACCGTTGGGGAAGTGGTGAAGGAAATAGCTGCGCGGCACAAACTGAAGATGGCATTGGGTGAAGACCTGTCGGATAAACCCGTGGAGCATATAGACCAGACCAATGAGAGTGACGGCAGTTTTCTGATGCGGCTGGCGCGCCAGTACGGTGCTATTGCGTCGGTGAAAAATGGCAATCTGTTATTCATCCGGCAGGGACAGGGTAAAAGCGCCAGCGGTAAACCACTGCCGGTGATCACTATCACACGGAAGGACGGCGACAGTCACCGCTTTACCCTGGCAGATCGCGGAGCCTACACGGGCGTAATTGCCAGCTGGTTGCATACCCGCGAACCCGCGAAGAAAGAAAGCACCACGGTGAAGCGTAAGCGCAGGACTAAGAAGCAGAAGAAAGAGCCGGAAGCGAAGCAGGGCGATTACCTGGTGGGGACGGATGAAAACGTGCTGGTACTTAATCGCACTTATGCCAACCGGAGCAACGCCGAACGAGCGGCGAAAATGCAGTGGGAACGCTTGCAACGCGGCGTTGCGTCATTCTCGCTACAACTGGCGGAAGGTCGGGCAGATCTCTACACGGAAATGCCTGTGAAGGTCAGTGGCTTTAAACAGCCGATAGATGATGCGGAATGGACCATTACCACCCTGACACATACTGTCAGCCCGGATAATGGTTTTACGACCAGTCTGGAGCTTGAAGTGAGGATTGATGATTTCGAAATGGAATGATTCTTCGCAATGGAGAACTTTTAAGTTTGCAAAATGGAATAATGCGGTATCATTATTGTGAATTTAGCAAAAATGGGGAGAGCTCGAAAAATGATGATTTGCCCACTGTGTGGAAGTGCCGCCCATACTCGCAGCAGTTTTCAGGTATCTTCATTGACCAAAGAGCGTTACAACCAGTGCCAGAACATTAACTGCAGCCATACTTTTGTTACCCATGAAACTTTTGTTCGTTCGATTGCAACGCCAAAAGAGTCAAATCCGGTTCAGCCGCATCCAATGAAATCAGGACAGGTGGCGCTCTCTCTTTGACGCTGCCGCCATTTTGTCGCCATCGTTAAAAAACAGTGTTTCTAACATCATGATTTTAAACAGCTTAAATTTCAGGCAACAAAAAACCCATTAACCTTGCTCCAGCCGATCTACCGAAAGAGGGCGGAAGGTATGACCTGCCTATTGCTGTTGCGCTTCTGGCCGCGTCTGAGCAGCTTACAGCGTCGAATCTTGAGGCATATGAGCTGGTGGGTGAGTTAGCGCTTACAGGCGCATTACGCGGCGTTCCTGGCGCAATATCAAGTGCAACGGAAGCCATCAGGGCCGGCAGAAATATTATCGTCGCAACAGAGAACACGGCGGAGGTTGGGCTTATCAGCAAAGAAGGATGTTTTATCGCCGATCATCTACAAACCGTCTGCGCCTTTCTGGAAGGGAAACACGCCCTGGAAAGACCTTTAGCTCAGGATATGGCATCGTCTACCGCAACTGCCGATCTTCGCGATGTGATCGGTCAGGAGCAGGGTAAACGCGGCCTGGAGATTACAGCGGCAGGGGGACATAATCTGCTATTGATCGGCCCGCCGGGTACGGGTAAAACCATGCTGGCCAGTCGACTGAGCGGGATTCTTCCACCATTAAGCAATGAAGAGGCGTTGGAAAGCGCCGCGATCCTCAGTCTGGTTAATGCCGATACGGTACAAAAACGATGGCAGCAACGTCCCTTTCGCTCACCTCATCATAGCACCTCACTTACTGCTATGGTCGGCGGCGGCGCAATACCCGCCCCGGGAGAGATATCGCTGGCGCACAACGGAATTTTGTTCCTTGATGAATTGCCTGAATTTGAACGACGCACACTGGATGCGCTACGTGAACCTATAGAATCCGGTCAAATTCATTTATCCCGTACCAGAGCGAAAATAACGTACCCTGCCAGGTTCCAGTTAATCGCCGCAATGAATCCCAGCCCGACCGGACATTATCAGGGAAACCATAATCGCTGCACGCCAGAACAGACACTACGTTACCTTAATCGGTTGTCAGGCCCGTTTCTTGATCGTTTTGACCTTTCGCTTGAGATACCGCTTCCTCCGCCCGGGATTCTTAGCCAACACGCCTCAAAGGGTGAGAGCAGCGCTACGGTAAAAAAGCGGGTCATCGCCGCCCATAAACGGCAGTACCGACGCCAGAAGAAGTTAAACGCGCGTCTGGAGGGTCGCGAAATCCAAAAATATTGTGTTTTACATCACGATGACGCCCGCTGGCTTGAAGACACGCTGGTGCATCTTGGATTATCCATTCGCGCCTGGCAGCGTTTACTAAAAGTTGCCAGAACCATTGCCGACATAGAACTGGCTGACCAGATCTCGCGTCAGCATTTGCAGGAGGCGGTAAGCTATCGGGCGATAGACAGGTTGTTAATTCATTTGCAAAAGCTGTTGGCGTAAAAAAAGGGCATTACGCCCTTTTTATTGTCTATGGAAAACCCCCAGCTAGGCTGGGGGTTCCGGAAAGCTTTCAGCTTTAAGCCAGTTATTAAAACCCCTTTTGATTTGTTAAAACATCTTGCGGTCTGGCAACTGCAAAAGTTCAACAAGAAATCAAAAGGGGGTCCCAATGGGGGACGAAAAGAGCTTAGCGCACACCCGATGGAACTGTAAATATCACATAGTTTTCGCGCCAAAATACCGAAGACAGGCGTTCTACGGAGAGAAGCGTAGAGCGGTAGGCAGCATTTTAAGGAAACTATGTGAGTGGAAAAATGTGAACATTCTGGAAGCGGAATGCTGTGCAGATCATATCCATATGCTTCTGGAGATCCCGCCGAAGATGAGCGTGTCAGGGTTTATGGGTTATCTGAAGGGAAAAAGTAGCCTGATGCTTTATGAGCAGTTTGGCGATTTGAAATTCAAATACAGGAACAGGGAGTTCTGGTGCAGAGGGTACTACGTCGATACGGTGGGTAAGAACACGGCGAAGATACAGGATTACATAAAGCACCAGCTTGAAGAGGATAAAATGGGTGAGCAGTTATCGATCCCTTATCCTAGCAGCCCGTTTACGGGCCGTAAGTAACGAAGTTTGATGCAAATGTCAGATCGTATGCGCCTGTTAGGGCGCGGCTGGTAAGAGAGCCTTACAGGCGCATCAGAAAAACCTCCGGCTATGCCGGAGGATATTTATTAATCATCAGCTTCGGTGTAGTCTTCTGCGCCTTCAACTTGCGGCTTGCCGCCAGACAAGGTGTGGAAGCGTTTTGGACGCTTGATACGCGTCATATACTTGGACCAGACGCGTTCTGCATCCGTTACCGGCTCGCGTTCACCGCGACATACCGCTACAAACAGCTTCTCTTCTTCAGTCACAGGCTCACGCTTGCCAAGATCCAGATCATTAAAGGCATGACCATGACGCTCAAGCAGTTGTGCCTCTTTAATCGTGAAATCACCGTGACGAGAGAATCCACGTGGATAATGTTTATTGTCAAAATATCGATTAGTCGTCGTAAAGCTTTCCGCCATCCTGCACGCTCCTAATTCTTTGTCTGAGCTATTTATGGCGCGGAGTATTAGTTACGCTTGACAGAGTGTAAAACAAAACATTTAAATCATAACGACAAATAATTTTGTGGAGAGCACAGTGGATACGGAATTGTTAAAAACTTTCCTGGAAGTTAGCCGGACACGCCATTTCGGGCGGGCCGCAGAAGCACTTTACCTGACGCAATCCGCGGTGAGCTTTCGTATCAGGCAACTGGAGAATCAACTGGGCGTAAACCTTTTTACGCGGCACAGAAACAATATCCGTTTAACCACGGCTGGCGAAAAACTTTTACCGTATGCGGAAACGCTGATGAATACGTGGCAGGCGGCACGTAAAGAGGTGGCGCATACCTCACGCCATAACGAGTTTTCCATCGGCGCCAGCGCGTCTTTATGGGAGTGTATGCTTAACGCCTGGCTGGGTCGACTGTACCAACTACAGGAGCCGCAAAGCGGCCTGCAGTTCGAAGCCAGAATCGCTCAACGGCAATCGCTTGTGAAGCAACTTCATGAACGCCAGCTTGATCTCCTCATTACTACCGAAGCGCCCAAAATGGATGAGTTCAGCAGTCAGCTGTTAGGGCACTTCACTTTGGCGTTATATTGCAGCAGCCCTGCCCGTAAGAAATCAGAACTCAATTATCTGCGGCTGGAGTGGGGACCAGACTTCCAACAGCATGAAACAGGGCTGATCGCAGCAGATGAAGTACCGGTATTAACAACCAGCTCAGCCGAACTCGCCCGACAGCAGCTTAGCGCATTAAATGGCTGTAGCTGGCTTCCTGTAAACTGGGCAAATGAAAAGGGCGGATTACATACCGTTGCCGACAGCGCAACGCTTTCACGGCCGCTATACGCCATTTGGCTGCAAAACAGCGATAAATACTCGCTGATCTGCGATCTGTTAAAAACGGATGTGCTGGATGAACAATGAAAATGATGAAAAGAAAAAGAAGGGAACTTACGATTACCTGATCAGATAATCAGGTAATTTCAGGCAAAAAAAAATCCTTAGCAGATGCTAAGGATTATTTCTGGCAGGGGCGGAGAGACTCGAACTCCCAACACCCGGTTTTGGAGACCGGTGCTCTACCAATTGAACTACGCCCCTAATTAGGGTGGCGGAACGGACGGGACTCGAACCCGCGACCCCCTGCGTGACAGGCAGGTATTCTAACCAACTGAACTACCGCTCCACCGAATTCTTTTACAACCACTGATTTTTACATCAATTTACTGCTTAATTTGAT